TCAACAGATACTCATGGTTATACTCCTGAAGGAATTTTTCTACTGCCTGATTACGACAGATGTCAACTCCAAACTCTTGTGAGCCTCTAAACCATTCCAGCTTATTATCTGCCAGCCATCTTTGTAGATGGTAGTTCATTGGAGCGTGCCATGCCATGACTGCTACTATTACGCTCATAAAATACTTTCTCCGTAGGCAGGAACAACTGCGTCTGGAGGGTCTCCAATTGCTAAGTAAGAAATGTTCGTACTTCCTAAGTTTGTCACATTTAGTCTAAACCCATCGTCTTCCATTGTGTTAAAATCCAATGTGCAGTCTACGCCGCCGTTATAAGTTAACTGATGAAAACATCTATCGTTATAGTTTGCCCCATAGACATCAGAAGTTCCATCATTATCTTGCTGTACCATAGACTGACTCCATTGGTCAGCACCTTCTGGGCCTATAAAACCACGAGTTGAAACCCAGTGGACAGTATGACCTGGATAGCTTCTATTGCCTCCACGAAGAAAGATTATCCTCGGCCTAAAACCCGTTGTTATCTTTACTGTTGAGTCAGAACTACGCCATCCAGAATCTCCAGAATAAGCCTGAAAGTGACCCACCTTACTATTTGCATTCTTACCAGCAAGAAAACCCATTCCCCAGCCGTTTATGTAACTGTTATCAGTAGGACCATTCGTTGCTACGTTTAGTGTCATTCCCCAGTCTTCAAAGGTTGCCGTTGTTATCTGAGCAAACAAAGCATTGTTCCAGTACTGCGTAACAAAGTTTGACGTGTCGTAATATGTTCCACAGTTTGTAGAAGATTGTCCATCCTGGTCCCAGACACTATTACATTCAATTGTTCCGTCACGATGTGCGAACGTATCGAAATGAACTCCGCTAACCTCATATATGGGTGAGGTCCAGGCATCCTCATTGGGGGTTGCGGAGAAGCACCACACCCAGTCGGGAGCAAACCCAAAGGGAATTTGCCAGTTAGACTCTGTGGTTGTGTCACAGTGATTACCCCTAAGAATCCACGGCTGTTCGCCCATTCTCAACGAGGTTAAAGCGGCATAGTGTGATACGTCATTATGTCGTTGGTCTACATAGATACTTCGACCATCGTTTGCATAGCCCCACAGCCTAACATTGCATTCTTCCTCAATATCTGCGTCGAGATACGAACTCCAAAGATAAACATTGCCTCCAACACGACTACTTAGAGAAGTTCCTTGGGCATCGGCCAGTACTACTGAACCATACTGCCCCTGGCGAGCGTTAGAGGCTATTCCTTGTCCCCATGAGCAAGAGACACTTGTTGTAGCATTAGAGCCAACTCCCATTAAGGAATTATACATCAATAATTCTACAGGAAGCGTTTGCTCACCAGCGGCTTGAAAAGATGGAGTAAAACCATAGTCTGTGGAACCAGTTGCTATACTTTTCCAGTATACGTCAGCGTCAACAGAAGACATTATAGGGTCATCTCCATTTTAGCGCGAAATTCAGTTTCGTCACAGAGGCCCATTTCTGCGTCTGTTAGCATAGAGCGCAGTTTCAATAGCCATATTAGCTTGAGGGTCATAGAGGCTTGAGAGTCAAGCACAGCGACCAAGGTTGTAAAGTCAGCAATCTCATCTACGTCTAATGCTTCGTGACCCTTACTAGCTAGACGTAAATCTATCTTAGTTTTGATTTCTGTGGGAGTATACATTCCCGCTGCGTTTTGAACAAGAGCAGCCTCAATCTGATTAATGCCTATTCGGCCAATATGCTCTTGAGGTCCGCTACTATTAGCTATTCTTTCCCATAATCCTGCCATCTTATTTCTCCTAGTCTATAAAAAAAGCCAGTGGCAGCAATGTGCCACCACTGGCATTAAACTCAGTTGTACCTAAGGTCTCTTATAGAGAACCCAAGATTACACGTCGGTTGTCAAGGACAGCAAAGCCTTGCTCAGCCCAACCATAAACACCAGCGCGTCGTTGACGGTGCAAAGTGTCGTCGGAGAAGATTTGAGGCTCCTCACGAACAGGCATCACGAACGAGTCGCGATTAGTTAGGTCAAGACCGACAACCAACTCAACGTCACCGCCGGGAAGCGTGCCGGATAGTTGGTCTTCGTAGAACAACTCGTACTCTTGGCCTTCACCAAGCTCGTCTAGGTCGTGCAAGTTAACACCAAAGATGTTATTAAGTGCATTGTCGCCAGACGTATTGAAGATACGGTTACGAGTCTGGTCGTCAACTTGGTCAACATTCCAGTTACGAATATCTTCACTAGCTTCTGGACTGATGTAAAGGTCAGTTAGCTTGCCGCGACGGTTAGAAGTGGAGTTACCACCACCGTTACGACGCATAACAACCTTCATCAAGCTTACCAATCGCTTGGTAAACTGGCCAGCAGCAGCATCGGAGTCAAGGACAACGATGTTACGGTCAACACCAGCACTCAAAATTGTGTGCCAGCCGTCGTCGTTCATCTTTTTAGTGAACTGTGCGCGCATGACTTCCATGGCACGGGAAACAATATCCCAACGGGCATCGCGAGCGTACTTCAAGTTCCAGTCAATGGCAGCGCCAATATCATAGATAGGTACGTTAACGTAATCACCCTCAACATGACGCTGAGGAATATAGCCGTGATTAGGAATGGTGTAAGCGACAAAGTTCTTCTCTGTGCCAGGAGCCAAGAAATCCAATGGGAATTCAGCAGTAGCATTTGCGGCCAAACGAATTGGCTCGAAAATGTTAAAGAGAATGTCACCGGACAACACGCCCTGACGAAGAGGAAGCTCTAAAGCCTTGGCCAACTCAGTGACGCCAGCAAGAGACTGTTCTCTGTCCTTAGAACCAGAGGTAACCAAAACAGAATCTAGCTCTGCTTGCTCCTCAGGTGTAAAAAGTAATTCAGTAGCCATCTCAGGACTTCTCCTTATTATTCAATGGTGATTGCAACTTTAGCGAAGCCGTCAGCATCTTTGGCACCAAGCCATTTGCCGACTTCAGCACTACCTGTAGTTGCGCTAAGTTCACCGCTTGCATCAAAATACGCAGCCGCACCAGCAGCAGGCGTCTCACCCGTTTTAATTTGGTCAGTAACCGCCCAACCACGAGCTAGAACAGCAACCTTAGAACCAAGTTGTACTTCGTCCTTGTGTGCGTTTAGGTGTGTCTGAGTAAGGTCTTTGTTGACAACATTGTTGAGTAGCATACCTGCGGCAAGTCCGTCTCCGGTTCCCGTTGGAATACCTACTACGCCTGCGCTGTCATCCATACCAGCGCCAGAAGCACTAGTAGTGTGAGTAACAATAATACCACGCTCAGCTACTTCATTCATAAAGTATGCAATTTGAACGCCATCGTTATAGTTACGGTCTGGTCGTAAAGCCATTAGTTTATTCTCCCAATGTAATGCCCATCTTGTTAGCCACGAATTTGGCTAAGTTGACTTGCATTTTTTCGTTAGAGGAAGCTTGTTCTTGGTCGCGCTGTACGTTAGCATCAACCTCTTCAGATGCTTCGGCGTTTTCAAGGTCGGTCTCTTCGGCACTGGCTTCGCCAGCATCGTCGGTCTCTTCCTCACTACCTTCAGCAGATGTCTCTTCGGTCTCAGTAGCTTCTGTGGTCTGGACCTTTGCAGCTTCGATAAGAGTAGAAGCAATAGCCTCAAACTGCTCGTCGTTAAGATTGTCGAACTTAGCGACAGTCTCTTCTGCTTTAATTTTCTCAATCCCGCCATCAACGAGAGTAGAAGTACGACTTGCAGAAACCTTCTCGGCCTCAGCGGAAGCAGCAGCTTCACTTAGAGTCTTGTTAGCTTCGGTCAACTCAGCGACCTGTGCTTCCAACTCTTCAGTGCGGGCCTTAGCCTCTTCGTCCTTCTTCTTCTTCTTCTCATCTTCGTCGGTCTTAGCCTCAACAATGCCTTCTAGTTCAGCAATGCGAGCCTCATACTTCTCAGTACCAGCTTTAGACAAGTTATCTTCCAACGACTTCTTATCTGCCAAGGCAGACTCAAGCGCGGCTTTAGTCTCGTCAAGCTGCTTCTGGACTAGTTCAATACTCATATCGTTACTACCCTTAGTAATAATAGTTTGAGCAACCAGCGATTGGTTGCTATCTAATGATACACCAGCATCTTCTTCAAAGGGGTTTCCCTTACTACTTTCCTCAAAAACAAAGATGTTTTCTAGGCCAGCAGTACTGAAAATAATACTGTCAGAATTTGCGGGTTTCTCAACATAGCCCTTAGCAGTAAAGACCACATTCTGTAAGAAACGCCCTATTTTATGGCCATCAAATGTGCCATGACCCCCATAAGCACGTAGGTGCTGGGTGAGGTGAGCGCTCGCAGAATCACGCGGAACGATGGTGTGGCGGCCATCAGGTGATACTACAGCGTAGTCAAAACCTGCAAACAAGCACTCCATCGAAACAAACATTTCGCCTTTTTCAATCTTCGCAATGAGATTCTCAGTGCGCTTCTTTTTTTCCTCACATTGCCATGCGTTGTAAATGACAGCCGAATTACAGAGATGGAAGTGTTGAGGCAGCGAATCAGTAGGTGTGTCCTCAGGGATAAGATTGCCGTCGAAGTCGATGGCCCAGGAGTCAATCATATGGCCGACAAGCTGATTCTCGTCGTGCTCTAGATTGGTTGGCTTATTCCGAGGGGTTTTTCGTGCGGCCCATACAGAGAGCTTTCCGAATACGTCATCGTTCTTGTTCCAGTTGGTGGTCACAAGGACGGACTTGGTCGGATACAGGTCATCAACACTAGCCTTACTGTACTCAGGCATACTTGCCAGAGACCGCTTCAGTGCTTCATGGTCTGCATTTGACCACTTTTCTAGTTGTGAGCAGTAGGCGATGGAAGCGCTGGCTTTAATAGCTTCAGCAAGTCCCAGGTCAACCTCTGCCTTATATATTGGAATATCAGTCATCTTAATATTGATACACCTTTATTAGGAGAATAGACGTTTAGCGATACTTTGTGTTAAGTCCTTGTCTTCCTCTTCAACCTCTTCTGTGGGGTCTTTTTCACCTGCCACAAGGCGAGTCACCTTAAATATCCCGTTGTCTTCGTCGGACTCAATAGAGCGAACTTCCATACCGAAAGAATCGCCATCGAACCCACCAAAGAACTCAATAGAACTCACGTTTTTAAGCTTTTTGCCGTCGATAGTTGCGACAAGCTTCTTTTCGACAGTGTCGAACTCTAGGCTTAGTTTAGCCATTTTTATCGTCTCCATGATACTCAGCATAGGTTGCGGCCTGAATAGTTCGGACCTCCTCTACGCTTAGTTTTCTGTTAAGCTCATTAGAGCATGTTTTAATAACCTTCTCGTTCTTAATCAGGACATCCTCAGGAGCGGACCCCTGTAGAGCGGCCACGACCGTTGCCTGGGAAATCTCCCCAAGTGGGTCGTGACCCCATAGGACGTTTAATTTGATAGCCTCAGCGCTGACCCTTTCTGTTTCGGTTAGCTTCCTCATGTTCGACTTCTCGCACATCTCAAGGATATACGGGTTGACAAACTCAGAAATGGCCTCTTGACCGGCTTTAGCCCATAACTCTACAACGGCCTTAGACTTAGGTGTGAACCTTTTAGTCTTCCGTTTGGTTGTGTCTTTAGAGTTCTTAGGACGGCCCTGACCAGACACCCCAGGCTTCTTAGCGCCGGGCTTACCAGCGCCTCCTGGTGTTGGGGGCTTCATCTTGATGGCAGGTTGCTCACCCTTTTTAGGTTTGGGTAAGTCAAGTCCTGCCTGTGATGGTGTGATGGCTCCGCTCTGGGCGAATACCTTCTTGAGTGTGATGTCGAACTGAGGGTCGTGGAAAGCGCCAGCCTTAGGTACGTCACGACCAGCCTTACGGTCTCTAGCCTCACGGTTGATACGAACCTTCTCCATCTCTGGGTCGTGTTTGAAGTGCTCACGAAGTAGTTCGTCGCTGATAAGGTTGCGGTCTGCTAGTTGGACCATCAAAGCCATAGAAGATTGTGTGTCTCCTAGATTTGGGTGGTCGAACTCAAGCTTCGCAGGAAAGCGGAAGCCCATAGCCTTCTGGACCTTGACAAATTCAGCCTCCCAGAACTCTCTAAGAACTGAGCGACCGTAATCTAGCCTGTTAATAAGTGTCTGTAACGACACAAAGTTATTAGTAGTGCCGCCAGCACCGCCGGTTCCAGTAAGAGTGGGTGGAATACCAAGCCCAGCATAAATTGCCGCAAGTGTAGGTTCATATTTGCCAGCCCCTAGAAATTGATGAACATTAGTAGAAGTTTCAATCAACTCAATATCAGGCCCCCAAATCATATCAAGAGTACCTACTCCAGTATGGGCTTGCAGCATACCAGCGAGCTTAGTTGCTGCTTCTCTGGTTGGTGCGATTGAGTGCTCCAAGCTACCTAGCTTGAAGATACGGATATTAGAGATGGCTCCATCTAAAGCGGCGACATCAGCCAGCTTCAACTTCTCTAGAACAAAAATATCGTCCATGACTGCGTAAATCATAGGGAAGGCCCATGGCTGCCAGTCGTCTTTCTTGTAGTGAAGGACGGTGGTCTTATCTGGGTCTAAGAGCATAGCTTGGTCTGTTCCGACAGCAGCAGCGTCCTTAATGTTCTTAGGAAGCTTAGCAACGATTGCCGCTTCCGCAGGATTTTGAGGAGACCTAATCGCCCTTTTAAGATTGTCTGGTAACTTGATACCGTAGATGGGCTGACTCACAAATGAAGACAAGGGACCACCGACAACATCAACAATCAAAGGGTCAATCATCGTATACTTCCAAGGAAGCACTCGATTAGCTACTTTGGTCAACTGAATGTCCATATCAATCTCGTCCTTAGCCATAGAGCGCTCAAACTTTAGCTGGTCCTTCTTAGACAGCTTAGCGGTTTGAGTGTTCAAGATGGCGACGGCTGAACGGAACAGGTTGTTTGCAATTCGCTCAGAGACGAACGGCATACCAATCTGACGCGCCCACTTACGATAGAACTTTTCTATTCGCTTGTTGGGGTGTACTATCCTAACTCCTTGGCAGGTAAAATCGCCCATTAAATCAACGATGTTACGAATAAGACCCACGCGCTGATAGATAGAATCAGCCACAGACAAAATCTCTTTAATCTTACGAGGAACAGCCTCGTCTGGCCTGTGCAACTCATAATCCCTACGAGTTAAGCCGGGGCGACCGCTTATGTCGGTACTTAGATTACTATAGTTTTGTCTATGAGAGAAGTGGGCTGTAGTACGAGAGACTATTTGGTACTCTTCGACTGCCTCACTCATCTTCTCAAAAGCCTTAACCTTATCTGCTTGGCTATCTAGTAGGTCGCCATCCCAAGACACGTAATTGGGTTCGTACCCATGTGTCTCGCCTGATAAAGCTTGCTTCTTAGTTTTGCTTGGTTTTCTTGTCATTTATTCACAATGCAATTGATAATGGTATTGATTCGGGTGACAATAGTATTATACACCGCGATTGACTGACTGCCCGATAAATCCTGAATTCATTGGCTTAGTATACCAGTCTGGCCCTGTATATAAAGCACCGTCCCCTTCTTTTTCGGTTGGGATGTCGGAGGCAAAACCACCAATAACCTGATACTCTATTTGAGTAGGAGCCCTAGAAATCTTACGGGCAATCATATTAGACATAAGCAAGGAGGAGTAACGGTCCTTCCTGAGTCGGCCCTTTTTACCACCTTCCAGCTTGGTCTCTGGAGTGTCCCATCTGTCTCTACCGCCAACCCCTGTACCAGTTCTGGTCATAATGATTGTTGTCAACTCGTCCTTAAGCTCCTCGATTTCCATGACTGCATCTTCTAATGTATCATATAAAGTAAGCTTCTGCCCCTTGTTCTTAGCGGCGAAGTCGTCACATCTGAACTTATCCTCAGCTAGAGCCATCTCCAGCGTCACCGTATCGAACCGTGGGAACAGGAGAACCTTATCTTCAAAGTCCTTACGAAGGCCGTGGTTGGCCTCAACGGTCCACTCTGCCCTAGCAAACTGTACCATCTCGATAATATGCAATCCAGGCTCTAAGTCGTATTCACCCTTCTTATTGGGGTCTACGATAGGCCAGAAGGGTACTTCGCCCTCCTTCATCTTGTCTGGGTCATGTAGGGCCTCCATGATAGCTATACCACCGCCCTGAGCATCCAAGCCAATTGAGGCACCAAGAGGATGGCCCTCTGCCAACGGAAAGACCTTGGTCAAATCCCGTATCTTGCGAGCACAGTACCCGTAGAAGTCGGCAACATCTGTTAGGCCCGCCTTCTTTCGCTCGTTGAAGTCCTTTCGGTTGGTCGTCCACACATGGACTATCCTAGTATGATAAGGAAGAACCTCTTGAACGGTAATAGATAGATTGTCAGCCTCAGAAGCGGGGTCCACCCCGAACACATACCTAGCATCGGGGGTTCCCCTTGTAAGAGCATCAAATGGTACTGGACACCAGTTAGGCCAGTACATATTATTGATGTTTTGGCTATGCGCAACGCAGCTTTCTATTAGGCTACGCTTGAAAAACCCATCGGAATCATCTGTGAAAACAGCCCCGTATTCCATTTGGTATATGCCGGAATGAACCGTAGCTTTCGCCCTCATAACCACTCTCTCGTCCATGAAGCCCTTCGGAATTAACTCATAAGGGATTCGGATGACTGAATAGTCGTGCGGGTTCATGTTCATTAATTGTTCTTCGTCGAAGTCGTCACCAAGAAGCTTCTGTAACTTCTCCATGTCGCCCCCTGTGTATAGGTAAGCCTTATACCTACGCCAGTACTCAGCGAAGTGCTTGAAGCTGTAATCAGCCGTACCAGATAGGATAGCTTGGTTGCCCGTGCGAGACTGGTAGACAATTTCCTTGTCCTTTGTCCACTGGCCCTCCCTTTTCATTGCCTCACGCTTATAGTAAGCCTGAACATTACCAAGGGGGTCAGAAGATACAGCCGCGAAACCAGCAACAACGGTCTCGTAAATATCGGGTGGGATTGATGCAAATTCATCAGCAAGAACGATGGTAGCACGAAGACCACGAATCTTGGAGCCGTCGCCCAGAGGCACGCATATGGCCCAGTTGTCGTTAACCCTCATCGTACACCTATCAACATCTCGGCGCGGCCCACTGAGGCCGTTACACACGTCTCTGTAGACAGGAGCGTTCTTCCATAGAGTTTCCATATACTCAAAGATAACTTTGGACTGACGGAAGGCAGCACCTACGACAACAATCTTACAACCAGGAGAACCATCGTTCTTTCGAGGTGTAAGAAGTATCTTAAGCATAGCATAAACCGCAAGCATCCATGACTTACCAAAACCACGACTGGCGATAAACATAGGGAACGGTCTTTCCCATAGCTCATATAAAACCATCGCTTGCTCAGGAAGGATGTCAATATTTAGAAACACCTTACACGTCAGAGCTAGATACTGAGGGTTAACCATAACACCCATCTCGTGTAGTCCAGGCTGGGCTCTTTCCTCGTCCGTTCGTCGTATTAGAGGGTTAAAGAAAGACGGATGCTTAACTATCTCCCCAGTGTCTCCCAACTGTAGCCAAGCATCATCGTACTTATTGTAGCTTAGCCCATTATTGTTCTTTGTTTTGCTCATATACTCTCTTCATAATGTTAGATGCAGACCACCTAGCGTTGTCAACGTCTCCAGCAAATAAGACACTGATATTGTAGTCAACCTGTATCTCAGCAAGCCGCTTCATAATATAGGGGCCGCGAACGCGGACTTTGCTATGCTTGTGCGCCGGAATAGTAGAGCCCACAGGGAAGATAGTAATATCGTCGATGTCGAACTCAAGAATAAGATATTTCCACTTGTATTCCTTCATTCGCTCCATCTCTTTCCAGAAGCGCTTCTCACTTATATTGGTTGCTAGTTCAGATACGCTCATCTTCCTCTCGATACAAAGCAAGTGCTCCATACCTTCGATGGCATAGTCCCCGGTGTCTAGCTTACGAGAAATTACCTCGTCTACCTCTTTTGATGTTCCGATGTGCCAGGGTTGCTGCTCTCGGGTGTCAATCACTACATTGAAGCTCATCTATCCATACCTGCTTGTATCTAGTTGCCTCGATAACACCATCAACAATGCAAAACTCCCACTCAATGGTTTGAGCAGATACATCGTCTTTATTAAGTGCTGTTTCACAAATTGTGCCAGTAAAAGTCTCAGGGTTAAAGACGCCATTCTCAATTATCTCAGTTAGCTTCCTGCCGTCTCTCTCCAGGTTGCCATATCGTATATTTAAGTCGTCCACGTTATAAAACCCTCACAGTTTATCATTCCCGTCACTATCGTTACGCTTAGGAGGAGGCGGTCGATGTCCTCTTGCGTTAAGGATGATTCTTCTAAAGTGCGCTTCATATTGTTGCTCTTTGCCTTCTATAGATTTATGGTGTCCTCTGCATAAGCAGATACCGTTTGATACATTATACCTTAAGGACGGACAATCAGCCCATCGCCTGATATGGTGGACCTGAATACCAGTTCTCAGGTCACACCCAGGCCATTGACACTTACGCCTATCTCTTCTTAAGACGGCGGCTCGCCACATCTTATACTTGGGGTCGTGATAGTCTCTAGCCCCGCTAACATTTCCCCTTGCAGCAGCTCTGCCCTTCGCTCTCGCTCTGAATATTTGCTTGGCTGTAAGCTTTCTCTTTTTTCGCTTTTTCGGCATCGCTAAGCACCATTCTTTCTACTAGTTCAGTGAATGTGACCTTGGGGGTCCAGTCCATTTTCTCTTTAGCCTTAATAGCCTTTCCGCATAGGTACTCAACCTCAGCAGGACGAAAGAACTCAGGGTCAACACGAACGTAAGGAGACCAGTCATCAACGCCTACGCATTTAAACGCAGCGTCTAGGAAGTCTCGTACGGAATGAGCCTGTCCGGTAGCTATGACGTAATCATCAGGGACATCTTGCTGTAACATCAACCACATAGCGTATACATAGTCTTCTGCGTGGCCCCAGTCCCGATATGCGTCTAGATTACCGAGCGCAAGCTGTTCATCGTGTGGCAATGAGAAGGGTATAGGGCTAGAAGCAAACTCTCCTACCCACTTTGAAATCTTACGGGTGACGAAGTTCTCTCCCCTACGTTCGCTCTCGTGATTAAAGAGGATACCGCAGCTCGCGTGAAGTCCATAGGATTCACGATAGGTATGCACCAAATGATGCGCGGCAGCTTTGGCGGCAGCGTATGGACTACGAGGGGCGAACACCGTGTCGTCCGTTTGGTAGTTCTTAAGCGAAGGAATATGCTCGTTGTTCTCGGGGTAGTTAACAGGAATCTTATACTCCTCGAAAGGAGCCTCATCTATCGTGTCATAGTTATCCCCATAAAGCTCACTAGTGCTTGCCTGATAGAAGCGAGTCTGCGGGCTATGAACTCTGATACCTTCAAGTATGTTTAGCACTCCTACGGCGTCGATTTGAAACGTAGCCACGGGCTGTTTAAAGCTCGTCCCTACATGACTCTGAGCCGCTAGGTTGTAGCACTCGTCAGGCTGACACTCGTCGATAATCCCCGATACGGAAGCTAGGTCCGTTATGTCGCCTTCGGCATAAGTGAAGTCTGGATTGTCTAACACGCCTGGGCGAAGTCTTTCTTGAGTGTTGACACTTGAGCGTCGTCCGACGCCTATGACCTTATACTCTTTGTTAAGTAAAAGCTCAGAAAGATACGAACCATCTTGCCCAGTAACTCCGAAGACTACTGCCGTCTTTTGGTTTTCAAACTTACTCATCCCCAATATCCTCCAAGTTCTCAATCTCCTGATTAGCAAGAGCCTCCTCAATATGAGGAGGTATAGACGTGCTAAAGATTCTTACCTTGCTAATTGCCTCATCCAAAGCAATTAAGTCCTTACACTCTTCTGAGTTGTCTGGAATATGCAGACACTCAATATCTGGACCCCATATTATATCCGTGGTCGCAGAGCCCTCGTTGTCTTGCAGCATCTTCGCCAGTGTTATGGCTGCTTCTCTCGTAGGGAGAATCCCACGCTCTGCATCACCTAGTTTCCATAAACGTATCATTCCCTGTGTGTTCCTTTCGCGTTATTAATAGGCTCATCATCGCGAATCTTAAAGACTCCGCTTCGATTGCTATTAACCTTGGTCTTAATAGAAGAACTAGCATAGTCACCAGAGTTGTTGCCATTAACATTCATACGATACTTAGGAGTGTCTACTTTCTCCCTTGCGTTATTAACATTACGTCTTGCGGCATTAGTAGCGCTCTCACTCGTTTTCTTTGAGCTAAAGCCCTCACCTGTCACCTCCTGACTTGCCACACTCCCGCCTGGAACAGGCGTAACCAGTGAATCAAGTTCCTCTTGCGCCTCTGCAATAAGAGCTTCTTCTAGCTCTTGCTTCTTAGCTGCTGCCGCCGCAACCCTCTTCTGATGTTCTTCTTCGTCCACCGTCTCGTGGTCGTCTGAGAGTTCTGGTGTCGGAACAACCTCACCCGTCTCCCCATCGACAAAGATTTCAGCCCTATCTTCCTCTATAATGCCTGCGGCAACTCCCTCGTTCCACTCTTTACTCTTGGGACTAAGTTCGGTTGGTTCCTGTGTGGCGTCAACTTGGGGCTCCGTAGGAGTCTTCTTAGTTCTCTTCTTAGCCATTTTGTTTTTCCTCGTTCATCTTTGCGGATTCTACAGTTAAATATGGAATGTCTACTTTCTCATCTTCGTAGACGTGATTTTGTGATAGCCTCTCCATAGCTCTAAACAAGGACAGACGCATTAGTTCAGCGTACTCCCCCCACTTAACTCGCTCGCCTTCATCCTCAAGGGTTTTCAGCCAGCCGCTAAAAGAAGTCTTACCGTCTTCAATTCTTTTGACACGTTGGTCACGAGTTGTCTTTAGTGATTTGTCTATGTCTCGTCTCTCTTTCAAGAGCTTGACATGTTCGTTGGTATAAGAGGTGATGGACGTTCTAGCGAACGCCAACTGAGTCTCAAGGTTTAGGATATAGTCCCTATCCCTGTCGTCTGGGTGCTTTGCCATTTCGTCGTCTAGAGATTCTTGTAGACGGTTGGCATCCTCCTGGTGCGCCCGCCTCTCAACCATGGAGCGGTTCATCAGAACATCAACGATAATCAATTGCTTCAGGGAGAGTTCTTCTGAATACAGAACATCCTCTCGGAACTGTGCAATTAGGAAGACCCAGTTCTTCTCAAAGTAACTCAGCTCCTCGTCTGTGAGCTGCGCCCTAATATCATAGTAGTAAGGGCGATGCCTTAGCTTAGACAATAGAATCTCATGGTTGTCCTGGTCACCAACGCTGTCCTTGCCCCTAAGGTCATTGTTCTTAATGAACTTCTCAACGGGTGCCGCGTTCCTATTAAGAACGTCAGCAATTTCTTCGACAGACTGCTCGTGAACATTTTTTATAATATAATTACGCTCCTCCATACTTAGAGGACCGCGCTTTCGTTCAGGCTTCATATTCATCTATTCCGTTCTCCCTTAGGATGCGTGTCACCTCATCTCGGATACGCTGGCGACGATGTTTCGGGACTTTAAGCCCATGCTTCAACTTAATCCAGTCTTTCCTAAGTTCCCCGCTGGTAAGGTTGCCCTCGATAATCTCAAGCATCTCCCCTACAATCAGGCTGTCCAAGATGTCGTCGTCGTACCTCATGTGCTCCTCTTCATGGTCTTTAATCACACCAATCCCCACAGGATTCATAAGGTTCTTCTTAGCGGTATTTCGCTCGTACCACTTGTAATAGATACTGCACTCTGTCTTGTCCTCAAACTCTGAACACTCTTCAGTTTTCTTGCAGTAGGTCGCCAGAAGACAGCTACCACACGGCTTGTCTCTCCGCTCGTACTTATTACGCTTTAAATTCTTTAAGCGATTTAAAACGTGGACTCTGAGGAAGTTTTCCAACGGCCTCTTGCCGTCGTACTTCTCTAGTCCCTTGATGGCCTCAAAATAAGCCTCTTGCTCAATGTCGTCTGCCTCGTAGTATCCAAACCTGTACTTGTGCTTGGCAGCCCTGGCTATTTTTTGCATTACCGCCACGACTTCGTCTTCTGTCATATTGGGAGGAATCTTCATCTATATCTCCTCCTCAAGTAAGTGAATGGGTATCACGCAGACGTTGCGCTCATAGCTGTTTCGTTTTTGGCCCATCAAGCGATTAAAGATGTGGGTTCTTAAAAAATCCCCCAGAGGACGACTGCCCCTGTAGTTCTCAAGCCCACTCATTGCTGCCACATAGGCTTCCTGCTTGATGTCTTCGGTGCCATGATAGCTGAACAGATACTTCTCAGAAGCCTCTTCGGCTATTCCCTGTATTACCGCCATGACCATTTCTTTAGTCATGTTAGGCGGTATCTTCATTCGGTGTCCTCATTGTCGCGTTCCTTGTTCTTTTTCCTAACCTTGGCAACCAACGCCGCCATTGTCCCTTCAGGAGCGTCTAGCTCCAACTCTTCCTTCACTTCGGCATCAAGTTCCTCAGTTGCCCTTGTGTGTAGCTCAGTCTTAATTAGATTGTGATTCATAATTCTACTTTTTTTGAACAAACGGGTTGACTCCACTTAAAAGTGGCCTATACTTTTATTATACACATAACGTATGGCTTTTTTAACAACGAAACGGAGAAATTGTGTAAAAATGTTTGATTTAGGATTATTTTGGCAAATTATTGGTGTACTAGGGCTGCTTGTGATAGTCGTCCCATGGGTTATTCGCACCCCTCCAGAGGAGTATCGTAAGGCGGGCTATCGGGAGGGCCTAGATAGAGCCTGGAAAGAAGCAAGGGAAGAAAGGAACAACGCCATCAAGCAACAAAAGAAAAAAGATGACGAACTAAGGAAGAACCTCGCAGAGAAGAACGAGTGGCGTCGAGAGATTGTCAAGAAAGTACTCTTGGAAAATGATATATTGTACCACCGCCTTGAAAACAAAGAGGGTGTCGTGGTAGTGTGGAATATGGGTGCCCAACAAGGCGAAAAGTATAAGGATTTTATCTAATGGCGAATATTGTTTGGACAGAAGGCGAGAAGCAGTTTATCAGAGATAACTCAGGACTTATGAAGGACTCTGAAATGGCCGTAAAACTATCACGCAGCAGCGGACGGCGAGTTACGGTATATGCTGTGAGAAAACAGCGTACAAAACTAGGCATTACAAAGCAACCCGGTAGAGGGGTCTGCAAAGTGGTGAGGCAGGAAGAGGGGGCCACAGACAAAGGGGAGAAACCTCGGGTCCGTCTATCTGCTAAGGAGGTTGGGCGTATAAGGGATGAGGTTGAGAGCTTGAAGGACTGGCCTGAGGAGGGGGTTTGATGGGAATTACCCTAACTGTTATGGTGTGTGGTTTTATGATAGGCTGGAGCCTCAGGGGCTTGGCAGAGGAGATACTTAAATGAGCATTAATGTAGATATAAAGGTTACTGGTCCAGGGGGTTGCTTCTGGTCTCACATGAAAGCGATACAGAAGGCCATTGAGGACAGGGGCGGTACTTGTGAGGTCGTTGATGATTACCCCCATGGTGAGCAGGTTACGGATGAGCAGGTAACAAAGTCTATTGGTAATGGGGACTTTAAGGTCACCTTGACCGCTAACCACCTACCGTGGGGAGGATGATAGATGGACGGACTACTTGTATTGCTTGGCATCGTAGCCATTATGACCGCACTAGTTTGCTGGCTGGACAGAGGGGAGGGCGTCGATGAGTAACGATGCACTATTTACCGTATTGTTTTTTGTAATTCTTTTCCTTATTATATTTGATGACTGATATGGCTATACAATTTGAAAACATAAAGAGGATGGGGATACAGAAGACCGACAAAGACGACGGTCGCCCTAAGTATACTATCCTCATAGACGACGGCAATTCAGAAGAAAAGTGGACGGCCTGGGACTGTCTCAACTGGGAGAAGCTCGACGCTTATATTAACCATAGAACTTACTACGCTGTTACCAGCTTCGTCGTAGAGGACGACACTATCAGAGTGGGGGTTGACGGGACTTGTGAGATTGACATTGACAATCTTGGAGCCCACGAGCTGGTATTCGAGGACATTAACTTAGCGTATAGATTGGAATACTAATGAGCACATCTATCGTAGGCCCCATCATAGCGGCCCTGCTTATTACGGCAATTGTGGTGTCTCTAGGGCTGGACCTAATGACATATATATCTAAGAGAAAAAAGTAGTCAGAGTGAGGCTCTAGGGGGCTGGTTAAGGAAGAACCACCCAGGAAAGCCAAACTTTTGTCAGTGGGTTTTAGTCACTAAAGCCCTAGCAATAGGGGCCTTTTGACTGCCTCACACATACACAAACTAAAAAATAAGGAAGAAAACCTCAATGGGAAGAAAAATAAGAACAATCGCCGTGGACTTTGATGGCGTCATCGCCTCATGGAGCGGCTGGAGAGGCCCTGTAACAATTGACCCCCCAATCGAAGGGGCCAGGGAATTTCTATTAGCAATTAGAGCTAAGGGCCACAAGATTATGATTTTCTCAGCTAGGGCTGACGAGCAGGCTGGAAAGGACGGCATCATTGCATATATGCAAGCTCACGACTTGGCCTACGACTCCCTGTGGAGTGGCAAGGGCAAACCTGACGCCGCCGTCTTCATTGATGACCGCGCCATCACATGTCGCCCCCAGTTTAATGACTTCGCGTACGAGCGAGCCCTGGAAGGTATCGACCACATCATCGAGAACGGGACGAAGGTGTTAGCATGACAACTAAACCAGAAGTAAGAATTGAGAATTGGAGTGTAGACGGAGCAGGAAGTCTCTACACGCCCCCAGAGCACATGGCCCTAACCCTTGTAGGGCGCGTATACGGCCATCCCCATCGTACAGACGGGAAGCTGACTCGTACGTCCTTAATCAAGGGCAAGGTAGAGGGGTTCCCTCGAAAGGTGGAAACCAAGAATACTATTTATACACTAGGAGAGGTTCATCCTGACTATTTGAGGTGGTGTGAGGAGAATGAGCACCACGTCCCAACGGACGAGGAGCCAATTAAGTGGCTAAACTGATGCCATAGGGGTATACTATATAAGGAGGGTGGGTTTTTCCCGCCCTCTTTTTTTATGTACCTACGGAGGCAACCATGTATAGACTTATACTTACTATGGTGCTTTTCCTGAGTTCTATAGGGGCGGCGAACGCCGACCTTTTGGACCCAGTAAGAGCAACCGCCAGGATACACGTAAAACGCCTCAATCCAAAGACCAACACCTACAGCACGGCAACCGGCACGGCTTGGTTGGTTGAAACTGAGGCAGAGAAAGAGGGCACAGCATATTTGATTACGGCTGGGCATATGTTCGCTACGGACTTTAAGGAAGTGTGGGTGGAGTTCTTCTACCCTGAGAGGATGGCGCTGGTAAAGGGGACTATGATTATGAACACTTATCACAGGGTCGATGACAGTGATAAGTTGCTCCATACTCTTGGGCTCCTAGACATGTTCTTCGCATCAGTGAATCAAGATGTGGGGGTCGTATCAATTCCAACGGACAAGATAAAGCATATTAAGACAAGGCTAAGGCTGGCTAAGGCCATTCCTAATAAGGGTGACAGGGTTATTTCGATTGGGTGTGCAAACTCCAATCCACCTTCCATGATATGGGGGAAGGTTGACATGACCTTCTCTACGGGCTTCCGATTCAACGCGGAAGTTCAGGGCGGTAGAAGTGGCTCTGTGGTGATGGACTCAAATGGGGACGAAGTCCTCGGTATTGTTCTTAGACAGGACTCATCGTGTGTTAGCGCCAAGAGAATCAAGGAGCTTATCAGCTTCTCAAAAAAGAAGCCTGCGTCAAAACCTATACCAGTGGGCAAAGCAGGATTACAAACTACGTCAGATGGTGGGGCAGAACAAGGGGCCAACAATGTTCCCTTCTCGCCAAATACGACAACAGGGCCGCTTGGTCGCCTCTTTACGAAAGGCCGTGTACGAGCTACGTGGAGTGGGCGTCAGACAAGATGAGCGGTGGCCATTGAAGCATTAGTTGCAGAAGCCTCAGAGTAACATCTGGGGCTTTTTTTCGTTAAGTTGCCACTTCGTTAAAATAGGGGCGGTCGATTTTTTTTGGAACGGCGTTGCTAAAAGTAGTCATTTCACGTAATTGCCGCTCGTTGTGTTTGCACCACCCCCCCAGATAGTCCGTGAGTATCCCTAACTCATGTGAGATTAGATAAACCCCCGCTTATGCGTCCTATCGCATCGCATCACATCATCATCACATCGCTATCACATCGCTATCACATCATCGTCGCATCATCATCACATCATCATCACATCTATGTAACATAGATAACACATCAACAACACATCGCTAAAATACTTTGGATATTTCATAGAATTAATCACGATAGCTGTTGACAAATGACGATACATACTATATAATGGAAGCATACAAAGCAACAACAACCCAAAGGAAAATACAATGTTTGACTTATCTTACAACGGCTCGCTTGCTTACGCTTTACGACAGAATGACGATGTTTCTCTTGTCTCATTCTTAAGTGACTTGGGTATGTTTGACGGTCTTGACGACGACCAGTGGAATCCAAACATCACGATTGATATGGATACGATGATTCGCGTTGTTAGGTTCTGCGGTGACAATGGATACGATGTGGTATTGCAGGGCAAGGATATAACGGTATCAGGGCCTAAGGGATTCTATGTAGAATTCTAAACTAGGGGTTGACAGCCACCAACCAACCTGCTATAATTCAATTATACAAAACAACACAACCCAAAGGAAAAACACAATGAGTTTTCAAGAAGCACAAAAGTTCGTCAAAGAAGCCATGGTCTCCGTTATGGATGATGATTACCCCGATGCGTTGGACGCTTTGGCTGTCGAGCTACAAGATGAGTTTGGGCTATCGTCCAAAGAAGCTGACGATGTAGTTTTCTCGGATTGGTGGATGTAAGGGGTTGACACCAATCGACAACATGGTATAATTAAACCATACAAAACAACGATAACCAACCAAGGAAACAACATGACCGCCACTATTAAAATCGGAACCCGCAAGCCATTCACCCGCAAGTTTTTCTCAACAGCCAACATGGAAGCATGGTGTAAGATGATGGCCCAGCTAACTGGGCAAGCTGTCAACTACCAGTGGTAGCACACACACACACACACACACACACACACACACACCCAAAGGAAACAACATGAATTATCACTACACAAAGCCATCACACACATATACACCCACACACACACACACACACACACACACACACACACACACACACACACACACACACACACCCAAAGGAAACAACATGAATCATCACTACACAAAGCCATCACACACATGTACACCCACACACACACGTACCAACCCATATGAAATGGTGAAGGCATTGGAAGCATACTTCACTGTACACAGGGACAGTGAAGACTACGGCTTACGCTATCGGGTGGCATGTACCCTAGTAGTACAGGCGTTGCGTGGTATCAAGGTGTTCATGTAGCACACATGTACACCACACACATGGGGTGTGCTACCTAACCCACTCCCCTATAGAGTCCCAGCGCAATGACTCATGGGGGAAGAAGATATTGCCGTAAGTCCTTTGATACCAACAGGTTACAGCAAATCCACCCGGCTACGCCGCCCTAAGTCCTTTAGTACCAAGGGGTTACGTCAATTTCATATTACTTTGAAAATCTTTTCAAAATAACGGTATATGGGGTTGACAAATCTCGAACCTATGGTATAATTAGGGCAACATGAGCGGATTCATTACAAAAGTCGAATGTGAAGCAAACAAAGAATTCATCGTTTCTACGTGGGGCATTGAATTCTTTAATCTCTGCATGGAATCCGAGGGAAAAACATTTCTCGGATTACTTATGGAATTTAACGCTTTCACCCCTTGACAAACGCAACATTATCTGATACAATACAGTTATACAAAACACAACCCCCTAAGGAAAACTAAAATGCCTAACGTAAATGACACCCTTGCCCGTTGCGACCTTACCATCAATGATTGCTTCAATGCAATCGACCGATACGGTATGGATGTAGCTGTTGACGTGCTATTCGACCTAAATGGTCGTGGGATTGTATCCTATGCTGATTTCGATAGCCTGATGAGAAATGTTCTAATAATCTGCCATCAGGGGTTGACAGCAGCCAACTAATCTGCTACAATTCAATTATACAAAACAAAGTCTTACGAAAGTTATGATGAACAAAACAAATTACAATTCGGCCCGTCGCTTCCGAGCTTCCCAAGTATGGGGTACTCAATCCCCTATGGTAAACCTAAAGTTTGAGAAGGACGGAAAAACCGATTCTACCCGTACTGGGGTTAGCAACCAACAGCAAATTATCGACCAGTGGGTTGATAACGGTTGGAAACTTATTAAGAAATGGGCTTGACACCTATTCTCCAATCTGCTACAATTCGATTATACAAAACAACACCACCAAGGAAAAACATCATGCCGCGAAAACCACACGTTTGGGAACACAAGGAAAAGGGTTCGGGAAACTGCGGCCTATGCGGTAAGCCCTGCGGTAAACCCGTTGCCGGTGCTGTGCTGTTCCACGGTGCTTGTGCTTTCCCTAAGCCAGTGCCCCCCTACAAGGGGCTATACGAAAACTTTCTGAACGAACCAGAAAAGTAATATGAAATTGACGTAACCCCTTACACAGCAACGACTTACGACGAGCGGAGCAGGTTGGCTCGACGTAAACCCTTTGACACCAACGACTTACGACACAAAAATACTTTGAAAATACTTTGAAAATAAAGGTGTTTGAGGGTTGACAAATTTGAAAGTTATGGTATAATAGAAACATGAAGAGGAGGCAAGGTTGTCTCTCAAAGAGTTTTTCTAGAAAGAGTTATCATGTTTGTTATCCAAGAAATCGTTTGTTCTGAGCTTTCCCTCCCTTGCTTTGCCCCGTTTGCTTCGCGGGAAGAGGCCGTGGCTGAGTTGGCTGAAATGGTAGCCGAAGGTGAATCCGCTGAGCGGTTTTACATTGAAGAAAAATAAGAAAAGGGGGGTTGACAAACCTCTCCCTATCTGCTACAATACAGTTACACAAAACACAACGCCACCAAGGAAAACAAAATGCAATCTTCACAACCGCTAGTTAATTTCAAACACGTTGTTATCGAGTTTGGCAATACCAAGCGTAGGTTGTTGGATGAACTAATTCAAGAGTACAAAGGGGAGGGTTTCACGGTACGAAATTCGGTATGGTCCGATAGAGGGGTATACCGTGTTATCTTGGAAGATAAGAAAGCGGAAAACTTTCTATATAATCCCAATTGGTCGCGTCCTACCTCTTGACACCAATCGGCCAACGTGGTAAAATTGAGGCATGACAAAGGAAAACAAAATGATTAAAGAGTGGGTTCAAGTTATCGTTGTTCGCTCGTCTGATAACAAGCGGGTTTCCCAATGGTATTTGGTTGAGACTGACGGCAGTTATGACGCTGTTCAGGTCGAGGTAAACCGAATCGTTAATCGTAATTTCCTAGCGGGTGACGTGCTCACTTCACATTGGCAGTACTAAAGAGGGGCTTGCAATGCCTAAGATTTATATTGTGTTTGATTATGATTTTATCCTGTACGCTGGGCTATCCTCCGAGTGTGCCACAGCAGCCGCCAATGGTGGCAGTGGGATACAGATATGGCAGCTAGGCAAAATGGTGGGTGAGATGACCCGCACGGGGGATGGCTGGGTGGAAAAGATATACTAAAAAAATATCGACGTAAACCCTTTGATACCAAGGGGTTACATCAAAACCAGCCGGGTGCGCCGACCTAAGTCCTTTGGCAGTAACGACTTACGACGATTGTAAATTATTTCAAGTTTATTACAGAATTGGTGGTGATAGGTGTTGACATATGCCGATGATAAGAGTACAATCAACGTAGTTGAGTTGTTAATCATTCACTTTTGAGGTTTAGTTATGTCCCGTATCACTGAGCAAGTTACCGTCGCCAGCATCATCGAATTCGCCCGCGAGAATCTTCACATGGGCACCGACCGCTACGGTGACGCGATTTGGGAAAAGTTCGTTGCTATCACCATGGTGACGGCTGACGGTCGTGCGTTGAAAAACTTCACCAAATTCGACCGCGAATTCGCTCGGTCGGTTTCGGTTGGTTTGTCCTTTGACTTGTCCTATGTGGTCAAGGAAGAGGGGCGTGAGTGCCCTGATAGTGGGGTTACTTACGACGCCGTCGTCTACTGCCAACAGGGGGTGACTAAGGCCGAATTGGCTGCCCAGCGTAAGGCCGAGCGTAAGGCCAAGCGGGACGCCAAATTGGGGCTGTAAGTCCTTTGGTGGTAACGACTTACGTCGAGCCCCCCTGCCCCGCTCGCTCTAAGTCCTTTAGTACCAACGACTTACGACGATTTCTTATTGCAAACGGCGTGCCAAACGCCAACAATCTGAAAAGAATCCCATAATGAGAATCGAGTCCCGATTTGAGAATCGCTGTAACTCTATACCACACAACGACTTACATCGCCATTTTGGAAAACGCTCACAAATTGACGACACTTCTTGACAAAAGGGGGGTTTTGAGAAGATGTTTTGGCACGACGTAAACCCTTACCACACAACGACTTACAACTAAATTTCAATTTTGTGAGTTTTGGCACGAATAGTGCATTATATATATAATAGAAAGCAAGGCACAAGCCAAGCTAAGAGTTTTTTAAGAAAGAGTTAAAATGAAGCTAGATAAGAATACCCCAGTTGGAACCGTGCAAATCCAGTTGCGAGCATACCCATTTACTAGCGTGCTGTTGGTTAGTGCTGACGAGTTTGCAGAATTCGGACTAGAGGACAAGGAGACCTACAACGCTAAGGTGTTGACGGAAAACCGCTCTAGTGAGGGGTGCTTAAGCTTCGCTTGGAAGTACCTCGTATATGAGGGTAAGGTTTCGGCAAATCCCACTGTAGACTACAGCCTGACCGAACAGGAAATACTTTCCGCAAAACGTATGAAATATTTAGGCTAGTGACCTACCGTGTCACTACCTTCTGATACAATACAGTTATACAAAACAGAGTCTTAAGAAAGAGTTATTATGAAACTAGGAATTATCGAAACTAAGAAGAACGCAATCGAACGCCCCGGTGGGGGTTCCGGTGGTCTTTATGACGGTATGCGTCACATGCTTGACGTTGTGTTGATTCGCCACGATAAAAACTTCGGTGAAATCCGTGTGGTAGAAGCTGATGGTGAGCTTAGCTCCCGTTGGACCGATGGCCATAGCTGGCGATACATCCGTAAGGTTTGGAAAAGCCTTAAAGAAAATCACGATAATTCCCTGGACCGTTGACCTAACGTGTCACGCCCCTATGGTATAATACTGATATAACAAAGCAACGGCTTACTGGATTCACAAAAGTGAATAGCTCACACGAGACTGAATAGCCCCGCTTATAAGAAAGAGTTTACAATGTTGAAAGTTACTGAAATCTTGCTCCCCACAGTTGTTGCAAGTGTTTGGGATATGCCTAAAATCGAAACCAAAACCGACGCACATCGTGTGCTAGGTGACTATAAAGCCGTTTGGGCTTACGTCGAAGAGTTTGGTAATCAACTAGTAGAATTTGATGCCGCTGCCAACGTGTACCGCGTGCCAGCGTTTGACGTTGTGCGTGATGCGTACATCGCAAGCAAAGTTCGCGATTGTGAGCGTTATGGTTGTGAATAGGGGTTGACAACCATCGCCACCTATGCTATAATTCAGTAATACAAAACAACACCACTAAGGAAAAACAAAATGACTAAGGGACAAAACCGCAAAGCTGACCGCCGCCGCCTACGCTCGAAAGAGAAGGCCAGCGATTTGAAGCGTGAGAAAATGCGTGGCGCTTGCTGCCGTCGCCGCTACGGTGGTGGCTTGACTCGCTAAACAATACTTGACACTTTTTAAGGTACTTGACAAAATGAAGATATATATTGTAATTACTTATTACGATGTGATTTACGTGGGGCCTACGTTGTCGCGGGCTTTGGCTGTTGCTGACCCTAAGTGTTCGGCTGTACAGGTATGGAAAGACGGTGAGCTGATTGGCGACGTTGACCACACCAACGGTGAATGGAAAGAAGTACTTTCGACGTAAGTCCTTACGTGGTAAGGGGTTACGGTCGGGGGGCCTGCCCCGCGTGCCCTAAGTCCTTTGATACCAAGGGTTTACGTCAATATAATATCGTGCCAAACGCAAAACTATTTCGGGGGGTACAGTTATAGCTAACCCCCTCCCGTGCGGCCCGTGACCTAACGTGTCACATACCTCTTCTGGAAAATAAAGTATTTAGGAAGTATTTTAAGTCGTGTGCTAGTAACAACTTATGTCGATAATCAGCGGGGGGTGACATACATAACACATTAGGCTGTTTAGGGGGAATTTCGACGTAAGTCGTGTGGTGGTAAGGAGTTACGACGACCCCTCTTTCGGGGCAATTTCCTTATAGTGTAGGACACACGCAAGGCAGTTAAGAAAGTTTTTTTAAGGCATCGAAATGACCAGCGAACTAAAAGCACGAATCGCCAAACTAGAAAACACCTACCTTGAGAAGCGTATCGGGTGGGTATTCCAGTGGGTTAAAACTGGGGTAATCACCCAAAAAGAATTCGAGATTATCTCGAAAAAAGGGCTCCTAAGCTCTTGACTCCACACAACATCTATGGTACAATTTAGATATACCAAGCAAGCGAGGCTTACTGGATTCGCACCACGCGAATAGCTCATTTGAGACTGAATAGCCCCGCCCACAAGGAAATAGAATGAAGTTTTCTCGTTACACCGTCCGAACTATCGCCCGCAAGGCTACCTTTGCTGACACCTTAGTCGCCGCCTACGACAAGCAAAACGGGATGAAAACCGTTTTCTTTGGCCCGCGATACAAGTGGCAAAAAAAAGTGAAAACTTTACCCAAGTAGGGTTGACAACGATAAGATTTATGGTATAATTGAAAACATAAGACAAGCGAGACGTGTAATGGCGACCCCGTAGGGCTTTACAACCCCTGAAAGTTTCGAGTGATAAGATGGGCACTCGAACCGCAAAAGACATCCGTTCCGATTGCGTAAGTCGTTGATAAAAAACGCTGGGTCGTTCAAAAGTCTGTCGCAGGGTACACGAACCCGCAGGCAGATTGAACGGGTTAAAACAAATGGGTGCCGCCTGGAATGGTGGCCTAACGAGCGACCTAGCCGCCGCCCAACGAATCAAGTGCAGGTTTTCGGTCCTGCGGGCAAAAAAACCGACAATACAATCTGGGTGTGTAGGTTATCCGAAACAAATCGGGTGGCCGATGTGCGGTATCCAGTTTAGTCGTTGTCGGAGGGGTTTATCCAACCCTCCTTAGTTAGTCGCAAAGGGTGATGTACAGCCCTTTTGATGTGGGAACATCGCGATATAACGTCAACAAGTGACTAGACCAACCTGAGTTCGACTCTCGGCACACCCGCCAACACATGACAAGTTTAGCTGACTCTGATAGACGGGTCAGCAGTTTCAACATGAGGAGGATAAGACCGTTGGGCTACTAAAAGGGGACTGGAGAAATCCCCTCGAATCGGCGTAATACCAGATTGGCCGCGATGTACTGACCATACTTGACACTTTTCCAAGGTACTTGACATGCTGTGTAAAATAGTTGCTTTTTTAATTGAAATTATAGTTATACCCGCCGCCGTGATGTTCCTCGGCACGACTGCCATTATTCTTATAGCGTACGCCTTGACGTAAGTCCTTACGTGGCAAGGGTTTAGGTGCCGCCCGCCTGCCCCGCGCGCCCTAAGTCCTTTCATATCAACGACTTACGACGATTCCGTACTGCAAATATCGTGCCAAAAGTATTTTGACTTTCTTTGCAGATTTAGTGGTTTTGGTGTTGACAAATTGCCGATACTTAGTATAATGGGGGAATACTAAGCAACACAACCCACTAAGGAAACGATGTTATGAAAATCAATTTCAACCACCCATTCAAACTGTTCGGCGGCAACCATGGTAAGCTGCAAGGCACGTTTACCAACGCAAAGGCAGCGGTGGCCGCGTTTAATTTCCTCGCGGCTAAGTCGTCCACCAACGGCAATCCTAATCCGAAACTATTTCACAATGGCGTGAACTTTTTTCTCGGAAAAGTTGACTAGGGGTGTTGACACGCCCCGCGAAACCTGCTACAATTCAAGTATACCAAACACAACCCCCCAAGGAATCAAGACAATGAAGAACTTTCCAAACGCCACGACTAGCGAACTAATCAACGGCGAACACATCAGCGATGTTGAGTTGTTCGGATGTTTCAACGTCGATGTTGTTCACGACGACGACGAATTGAAAACCACCGATTTGTGGGAATCCCGCAAGCACAAAGCGGTTGAGGTTGAGCACAAAACGCTTGAGCAATTGCTTGGTTTTGCTGGAAAGCTAACCGTAAAGGAAGCACACGACGATGAGGGGGCCTTTATGCTCCCCACAATGGTGGATGTTTCGGTCGGTTGCGACAAAGATTTTCGGGCCGCTCGTGTGGCCCAACTAGAGGCCCACTATGGGGTGGTAAAGGGGGATGTCCCCTCCGATGGACCAGTTGATGTCCCCTCGATGGATGAATTTTACGAGAATTGGGAACAAAAATGAGCGTACAGAACATGGAACTAAATCGACACATGGTGCGGGTGGTTAACCGTCTGCACTATGGCGGCGGTAAGCCATCAGGCGTGAGCGATGGCCGATGGCGTGCAATGCTGGCCCACCTTGATAGGGAGTACTATCAGGCTATCCAGTGGGGTGATATTTGGAAGGATTAAATTATGTGCATTTTACATATTGAGGCAGCCAAAGAGGCAAGCCAACGAACGCGCAACCGAATCAGGGAACGCGGCCCACTCTTTAGTGTGGTTGATACTGGTACACCTATCTGCATGGGGGGTAAAGAGGCCCTCTTGGTTGAGTCGGATGAGTGGATTGGGTGGCTCCCCTCTGATGAGATTGTTGCCAAGATAAAAACGCCCTAAGTCGTTGGTACTAAAGGAGTTACACCCCATTAAGCAGCCCCGCGCACCCTAAGTCGTTGGTATCAAAGGACTTACAACTATTTTGTGTTTTCTTCTGTTTGCCTCAAGATTTGGGGTTGACGTGTCGATAATATATATAGTAAGATAGTTCTTCTCATTTAAGGAATCGCCATGAAGAAATACATTTACATCGTTGTCGCTCTCGTTGCTGGTATGTTAGTCGCTAGTTCTATTGGGTGTAAGACCCAATGCACCGTGGGGGTAAGCTACACGCATCGTGACCCGAATATGAAAATTGAGGTTAAGACCCTCCCATTTTCTGGGCACTCGATTGTAACCGATTGTTGCGAATCACAAGTTTTTTCAAAATAGCTATTGACTCAGCTAAAATATTCGCTATAATTAAGACATAACAAGCAACGCCACCCACTAAGGAACCCTGCCATGTGCAAGCAAGAAATCGACTCCCGCGTTATCGTCAACGGCTCTTGGAACTGCGAGGACTGCGGTTCTCTCGTGGGGGACGTGGACACCTGCCCCGTGTGTGAGGGGGCGGCTGACGACGTGACCGCCGATGCCATTGCACAGCAGACCCCCTGTATTGAGTGTGGGGATATGCTATCCGACTGCCAGTGCGGCTGGTGGAACGATGAGGACGGGGAAGCCGAAGCCGAGTATCAGCGGGACTTGATGCTTGAGCAGCAGGAGCGTGAGGACTTCTGCGAGTGTGACGAATCTTATGGTTACTTTGGGGAGGACTACTAATGTCCAAATTTCGCGTGACATATCAGGAATATTGCACCAAGGACCAGTTGACGTTTGTACAGTTCTGCGACTTCGACGCGAACGATGAGCGGCACGCTGTGAATCAGTTGCTCGACTGCTATAAGGACTACCCCACATTGAGGGTAATCTGCATCGACAGCATCTTCAAGCTCCCCTCGCTCTAAGTCGTTACCACATAAGGACTTAGGTGCCACGGGGCTGCCCCGCGCGCCCTAACCTCTTTCATACCAACGACTTACGACTATTTCTATTTTCTTTTATAATTTAGTGGTGTGGGGGTTGACACGGTGCCGATAACTACTATAATAGGGGAGTTGTTTGGTTGTTAGTTTCATCTGGAGTTTTAAGTTATGTCGAATTTCACACACAAAGCCGTTTTTTCTTTCACCAACTCCAACGGCGTTGACGTGCGTGAGGTGTTCTTTGGGCGTTCGCCCCTACAGGCGTGCCGTAAGGCAGCCGCCGCGATGCGTCGTGCTGCGTCGTATGCTGATAGCAATATCGCTATCTATGGTAGCGATGCGTACAGTGTAGAGCTGTTCACCAAGCTAGGCGATAGCGTTGGCTACACCGCCGTTTCCCCATATTGCACATGCACAACCTACGGGTTCGATTGCTTCAATATGCTATTCGATTACTTGGCAATCTACACCGGGTGTACGTCCCGCTTCCACTACCCCACCCTGGACAAGGAGCAGGTGTAGTCTGGGCGGGGGTGTGCCACCTAAGCCGCCCCGGTAGGTGTGCTGTAAGCACTAGCACGCGAGTTTTAGGGGTTGACTCTGTCTATATGTATGGTATAATTGGGGCAACAGAAAGGGAAATGAGATGAAAATGAATATCTCGTCAACATCAAACCAGAGAGAATTTGGAAATGAGTGAAAAACGGGCAAGGCTAACGCGAACGATGACAGAGATTGATACTATGTGTTCGCTGGATTTCCCTAAAAATAGTACGGGGGTCGTGACGGAAGAAGATGGTAGTTTCCTATTTAGCCCAGACAACACACACGCAGAATTTGGGTTTTACCTCGCCACAAGTGACTTTGAATATATAAAGGAAATGAAATGAGTGAACAAGTTATCCAGTTGAGAGCCCATGATGAGGGCGGTGTGAAGTTGAGCATCACTAGATACTGTGGTCCTGGCAGCAGCGACGACCGAATAAGGTTCTGCCTTATGGTTGGTAGTGACGCGCGGCACGTTCTCGACCGTAAAACGTGGACGCTGCTAAAGCGGTACGTTGACGACTCAATCGAATGTTGGGACTGCGACCGCGAGCGTCAGGAGTTGCGAGAGGAGTTGGCTCAGAGAGATAGGACTATTTTAGAACTTAGGAAAACGATTTCACTATATAAAGGCGGTGTACGATAGCCGTAAGTCCTTTGTGCGTAAGCACTTAGGGCCTACGGGGCTGCCCCGCGCGACGTAACCCCTTTGATAGCAACGACTTACAACTATTTCGATTTCTTTTGGGAATTAGTGAAGATTGGGGTTGACAAGTGCCGATAATAGTAGTAGGAAGGGAGAACAAAATGAACGCTTTAATTATCTTTGGATTTCTTGTTGTTTTTGCCGCTATGGGCTTGACTCCACGAACTCCTATGGTATAATTGGAAACATGAAGGGGAGACGACTTCCCTAGGTTTTTTTGAAAGAGGTTTTTTGATGTTTGTGAAAAATGATGTTGTTTCCTTTAAGTACAAGCAGCCCTTACAGGGGGTGTCTGGTCGTTTCGGTCGTGTGCTTTCGGTACGTGATACGGACGAGCAGAAGGTTCGCAGCGAGGACTATCGCAGCGGCGATAAGGAATTCAAGCGTTCTCAGTTGCTTGTGAACGTGGAACACCCTAACGGTGACAAGCGATGTTATTACATCGAACGAACCGATGGGCTGTACCGCTATTCCCCTACACTGGGGAAGGTGTGCTTCGGCTTACGAAAGTTTGCCCGAAAGTTTGTTTGACACGAGAGGGGTTAGAGTCCCCTCATTCGACCTATCCAATCAGTTTGGCCTCGGGACTGTCTATCCTGGGTAAGGGGAGCAAAGCCCCTATGGGTCGCTGAAAGTGTTGGGAATGTAGTGTGAATGGTTAACACACCGGTCTATAAAACCGGAAATGCGGGCTGGTCCCAACGGGTGGGTGCATCCACCCTCGTGGTCGCATAGCGCTGTGGTGAAACACGCCAGCATTAGTTCGATACCCGTCATTCCTTGCTATTATATTTTATATCTTATATTGAGGCAGCGAAAGAGAAACATGGTCAACGAACTACACAAACACTATTCCTATAACTGCCTAACAGATGAGCAGTTTACAAGGTTTATGCTTGATGGCCTTGATAGCGATGAGGCTATGGTGTGCGACTGTGATGAGTGCGGTAGCTTTATGCTTCCCGAATCCCCTAAAGATAGCAACCGATGTGAGTGCGGCAACCGTCGCTGTTACGTCGTGTGCGGTGAAGAACTAGATTCCTTTTATATCGAGGTAGATTAATGACAACCAAGCTAGAGGAACTGGTCCATGAGGTAGAGGACCGTGAGGGCTATATCTGTGGGGGTCGTATTGGTGACAACTATACCAATACATCAATATATGATATTGTCAAGGCGACTATGGAATCACTATTAGAGATTGCCAAGCCCTAACCCCTTGCTACCAAAGGACTTACATCCAGCGGGGCAGCCCCGCGCCCCCTAACTCCTTTCATACCAACGACTTACGTCAATCTTAAATTCTTTTAGAAAATACCCATTTGCCTGTTGACCCCGCCGCAATCAATGCTATAATTAGGACATAAGAGACAAGGGCAGAGCGAACGACGCCCACTTAAATAGTTCGCCTTCCGCAATTAAGACCAGAATTGCACTTGACTCGGGCTGCATTAGGTGTATAATGTAGTCTCACACATCACAAGCCACCTGAGGAAAAAACGTCATGTCGAAAAAGGTCACTATCGTCAAGCTATCGTCCGCTCAACTCTTGAAGTCGGAGCACCCGTTGCACTCGGCTCTCGTCAAGTTCTGCGGTGAGAAGGAAGTCACCAAGCGTCAAGCTGCGAAGTTCCTCGCGGCTAATCCCAGCTTCCGCGACGGTCGTTACGACCAAGAGGTAACGGAAGAATAACACATATGGTCGCATGGTGTACTAAGTCCAAGTTGAGCCTAGCTCACAAGCGTACTAAGTCCGATGTAAGACGACCACTTTGCCCCATAGGACGACTAGTGCAGTCGGCGGGCCTTCAACCCGCAGAGGTCGGAGCATAACCGACATGGGGTACTAAGGGCCAGCAACGGTTTCGCCCCAATGTAAACCTCGCAAGAGAACATTTGGGTACAGGGGTTCGACTCCCCTCTGGTCCACTTCGGGTATTCCTGGGCTTCATGCCGTGGGATATTAAAAGGTGAATTAACATCGACCGATAAAAATACGAAAGGTGCCGTTGGAGCCCTATGGTAATGTAGAGCTGAGATGCTCACGGATAAGGCAGCGGTGCGGGGGTTCATGGCCTCGCTAGATGGACAAAGGCTAGACGGGTCGGCACATACTGCATTTGTGGGTCGATAGCCTATCTGGTTACAAATCGAGGGTTCGAGTCCCTCACTTTTCACTTAAAACATGTGGAAGTGTAGTTTTGAGATGAGTCCTTAAATTGCAATCGCAC